GTGGCTGGACGAAGTCGATATCAAACGTTATAAGGATTTGTATCACACGAATCCAAGACGTGCGAGAATCGTTTGTGATGGTGAATGGGGAGTTGCTGAGGGATTGGTATTCGAGAATTACAGCGTCCAAGATTTTGATATACAGGACACAATCAAGCAAGTGGGAGAAACAGCTGCAGGTCTTGACTTTGGTTTTACACATGACCCGACTACTTTCCCGCGCTTGGTTGTGGATTTGGATAAAAAAGAACTGTGGATATATGCAGAGCATTACGAGCATGCTATGACCACCGAAGATATTTATCAGATGATTGCTAAGAACGACATGCTAAACGCCGAAATCACGGCAGACAGCGCAGAGCAACGTTTGATAGCGGAATTGAGATCGAAGGGCGTTAGAAGAATACAAGCCTCCGTAAAAGGTAAAGGTTCGATTAACGCTGGCATAGACTTTATGAAGCAGTTTAAAATCTATATTCACCCGTCTTGTGAAAAAACGATAGAAGAATTTGATACGTACATCTACAAGCAAGATAAAGACGGAAATTGGTTGAATGAGCCAATTGATGCAAACAACCACGTTATTGATGCGATTCGATACGCTTTGGAAAAATATCACATTGAAAGAAAATCAACGCAAGACCGCATGAAGAATGCATCTTATTATTTTAGGAGGTAAAATTGGAAGTTAAATTTTTAAACGGCACGCGCTTTGACAGCAAGTCGAACGAGCATTTCATGATGATGACAGAAGACTTCGAAGCCATCGAATACGGTTCTGATAATTGGATTGAACAGCTAAAACGTTACGTGAATCGTCACAAAGCAGAACAACAACCTCGTTTGAAAGAGTTAAAGCGGTACTATAAAGGCGATAATAATATCAAGTATCGACCTGCTAAAACAGACGAAACTGCGGCAGACAATCGCATTTCTAGCGACTTTGCTAAATATATTACTATTTTTGAACAGGGGTACATGCTGGGGAATCCGGTCGAGTATAAGAATGAAAACAAAGCAATCCTTGAACATATCAAGGATTTTTCAGCCAAAAACAACGAGAAGAAACATAACTCCTCGATCAAGAAAGACTTGTGTGTGTATGGCCGTGCTTATGAACTTTTGACTGTAACGAATCGAGGCGGCAAGGTTTGGGTCAAGCTGTACAAGTTAAAACCAGAAGAGACTTTTGTTATCTATGATGATACATACGAGCAAAACTCGCTCATGGCCGTGAACTACTACGATATTGACTATGGAGATAGCAAGCGTAAGACGATTATAAAAGTCTATACTGCAGATCATATCTATAGCTACGAGTGGAAGTCCACGGATAGCGATAAAATGGCGCTCAAGGACGAGCAAGAACATTACTTTAAAGCTGTACCAGTAAATGAGTACAGCAACAACGAGGACCGCTTAGGTTCTTATGAGTCGGTTTTGGACAATATCGATGCTTACGACTTATCACAGTCTGAGCTTGCAAACTTCCAGCAAAATAGCAACGACGCAATTCTGATGATTAAGGGTAATCCGTATACAGGGACAGAAGAAAATGACTTTTTGGAAGACGGACGAATCAATCCAAATGGTCGTTTGTATGTTTCGCAGGCTTACAAGAAAGCGCAAGTCCTCATCTTGGATGACAATCCAAACCCGGGCGGAGCTAATCCAGACGCCAGCTATTTAATCAAGTCGTATGATAGCCAAGGTGCAGAATCATACAAGCAACGCCTTGTGAATGATATTTTGCGTTTTACATTTACACCTGACACGCTAGATAACAGCTTTGCTGGTACACAATCGGGCGAGTCGATGAAGTACAAGCTCATGGCTAGTGATAACTACAGAGAGCAACAAGAAGACCTATTTGAAGCGGGTCTCATGCGTCGTTTGCGTTTAGCGGTCAATATTTGGAAGGTTCAAGGCAACGAAAACACAGCATACGAACTCATCAATGAAACTTCAGTAGTCTTTAGTCCGAACGTTCCACAAAATGAAAAAGAAATCGTTGAGATGATTAAGTCGTTGTACGGAATTGTCAGTGATCAGACTATTTTCGAATTGTTGAATCAAGTGACGGGTGTGGATGCTGCAGATGAGATGGAACGTTTGAAAGAGCAAGAAGCCTTAGAGCAACCAGAACCACGACTAGAGCCAATAAATGAGGTGGTCGATGATGAACAAGAAAACGAATCTAAACCATCTTGATTACTGGTCAGAACGCTCAGATGAAATATTTCGTTATCTAGACCGGAAAGATATTGATTTTTTTGCTGAATTGAACAAGATCTATCAAGAGCAAGCTAACGAAATGCAAAAAGCTTTTTATGATTTTGTTAGCAAGTATTCTGAGAACGGCTCGATGAGCTATCAGGAGGCGCTACAGCGTTTGAAAGGTACTGATCTGTCAGATTATCGGGAGAATGCTAGAAAGTATCGTGAGCAAGCTGAGAAAGACCCAGAATTGCTTAAAAGACTCAACGAGCAGTACACGACTGCACGCGCTACAAGATTAGAGTCCTTGCAGCTGGATATGCTCTTTCGTGTCGGAGTCGCAAGAGGTCTTATTGCTGATAAGTTTGAAAGCTATTTGCAGAAAATGGCTCTCATGGGCTATAAAAAAGCCATGAACGGTCGGACTGGTACAATCAACGAACCAGCACTAAAAGAATTGGTGAAAACTCCGTTCAACGGCTACAACTACAGTCAGCAATTGTGGGGCAATACAGACAATCTTGTCAAGGATTTGAAAAAAGTTTTAAAGACTGGTTTTGTCCGTGGAGATCATCCTCGAACAATGGCGCGTGATTTGGCACAGAAATATAAAGTGGCCAATAGCCGAGCTGAAACGCTCATTCGAACAGACGGAACGATGATTGTCAATCGTTCCGCTATCCAACGTTATAAGGATGCGGGACTTAAATACTATCGAATATTGGTTCATCTGGACAATCGGACAACTGAAATCTGTAAAAGAATCCATGCAGAAGATAAGCGATATTTGATTGACGAAATGCAGGCAGGAGTAAATGCTCCGCCCTTTCATTTTAATTGTAGGTCTGGTGTGATACCTGATGAAGAGGAACTAAATGGTGATGTCAAAGTTTATGACCATGACTTTGAAAAGTTAAGAGATGATCTTGCTGATTTGTGGGATGATATATCAAAAGGGAACTTATCTTACAAGAGTATTGAACGAAGTCTTGCGGAGAGCTATACAATTGGACAGTTGCCAAGTGTGAAAGGGACTGAAGAGTTACTGAAACGTGTACAAGTGACCGGTAAGAATTTAGCAAAAATCTTAGAAAAACATGGTACAGAATTCCCATTGGAACAAATGTTATTGTTACAAGAATTGGTTACTGGTCCAGATTATGTCGCAGATAATTCTGACCATCATAACAATTCGGTGCTGCTCTATAAAAAAGTACCTGAACGCTTGAAATATCTAATGGAAGCGGCTCTTATACAAAAGGATGATGGCAACTACATCATCCACTATCACAAAATTAAAAAACAAAAATTAAATAAATTGAAACGTGAGCAAAAGATACTTTACTCTAAAGATGATATGTGATATACTTAGAGTAAAGATAGAGGTTGAAAAGTATCCGCCTCCAACGCGCCACTTAGCTAGTGGGTCGAGAAATGCGGGCGACATTCGGCGGTCCCGCCTATCTTGCGCTTAGATAGTAATCTAGGCGCTTTTTTTGTTGTCCAGAAAGGAGATGAAATGTTTATTTGGAATTTGGTATCTATCACAGCAGGCGTAATCGTCCTGCTCGTTTTATTAGTTGTAGGCTATTCAATTATCAGTGGGATGATTGATGGTATAAAGAAAGGATCGAAGAAAGGAATAAAAAATGGAAGATTGGAAAGAAAGATTTAGAAAAGAATACCACGAATTGAGAGAACGATTCCAAAAGTTAGATACGATGATTGATAAATACGAAAAAGGACAACTAGAGTTTGAACCAAAATGTCCTATCGATTTGTTAAAAGGTCAGCGTTCGACTATGTGGAATTATTTAAAAATTTTAGAACAACGTGCAAAAATTGAAGAAATTAAACTATAAAACCTAACCGTATGGAATCCCGTACGGTTTTTTGCTTGTCCAAACTTTGCTGAAGACTTTAAAAGCTGCATTGTTCCGTCGCCGGACGTAAAACGAGATTATCGAGTGGCGACGTAATCGCTGGAGGACAATTATGTCAGAAGAAAACAACGGAACTACTACGACTGTGGATCAAACTGAGACTGTCGACACTCAGAATGAGAAAACGGTAGATGTAGAATCAAATGCAGATAGCGAAAAGCACGAACGTACTTTTACTCGCACTGAAATCGGCAAGATGTTAGCTGCTGAACGCGCGAAGTGGGAAGCTGAGCAAGCTACAGCGCTTGAGCAAGCAAAAAGCGAAGGGGAACGCCTAGCCAAGCTGACCAAAGATGAACGCGCTAGAGAAGAAGAAGCGAAGCGAATCGCTGAATTAGAAAAGCGCGAGCAGGATATAGCCGAACGTGAAATGAAACTAGCGACCCAATCGCTCTTGGCAGACGAAGGCTTGCCACAAGAATTTTTAGATCATGTGCTAGCTCCAACTGCTGAAGAAGTAAAAGCTAAAATCACAGCTTTGCGAATTGTATTTGATAGCGAAGTTGAAAAGCGTGTGAACGAACGACTGGTTCAGAGCGCGCCTCGTCGTGGTACCACAACAGGAATCACGAAAGAACAAATTATGGCAATTGAAGACACCGACAAACGTCAGGCTGCGATTGCTGAAAACATCAATCTTTTTAGAAAGGGCTAGAATATGGCTGAACAAAAATTAACTACTATGGCTAACTTGGGCGAAATCAAGTCTATTGATTTTGTCAATAAGTTTTCTAAAAATATCAACGATTTGCTGACTCTCTTGGGTGTTAGCCGTCGTCAAGAACTTACAAGTGACCTCAAAATCCAGACTTACAAATGGACTGCTGACGTGGATGCAACAAATCCGGGCGAAGGGGAAGATATTCCGCTTTCTCAAATGGTTCGCACTAAAGATCAAGCGCACGAAGTGGCGTGGTTCAAGAAACGTCGTTCTGTCTCTGCTGAAGCAATTGCGCGTCATGGGGCATCCATCGCTATTACTGAAGCGGATACACGTTTGATGCGCGAAATCCAAAACGGAATCAAGGAGCAGTTCTTCACATTCTTGAAAGCTAACCCGACAAAGAACAAGGGTAAAGGCTTGCAAGGTGCGCTTGCGCAAGCGTGGGCAAAAATCGCAACCTTCAACGAATTCGAAGGATCTCCAATCGTTACTTTTGTGAATCCGGTTGATGCTGCTGAATATCTCGGAAACGCTGGTGTAGGTGCTGACGCTTCGAACGTCTTCGGCATGACTTTGCTCAAGAATTTCTTGGGCATGCAAAACGTGATCGTGATGAACGGTGTGCCAGAAGGCAAAATCTATACGACAGCAATCGAAAACCTTGTGTTTGCTAACTTGAATGTAGCTTCTGGAGACCTAGGCGGATTGTTTGCAGACTTCACAGATGAAACTGGTTTGATTGCAGTTGCTCGCGACCGTGCTTTGAAAAACCTCACTTACGAATCTGTGTTCTTCGGTGCTAATGTGCTCTTTGCAGAAATTCCACAAGGTGTTGTAGAAACTTCTATCGAAAAACCAGCAGCAGTACCTGGAGGCTAATCAATGACAGCGATTGATACAAATGAGATTTTAAAAGAGATCAAATTATTAAAAGGGGTAAGCGATACTGCGCAGGATGACTTGCTGAATTTGACCATCAAAGAAAGTATTGAGCGCATCCTTGCCTTTATCAATCGCTACTCCGAAACATCAATTACGGAAATTCCAAGCAATGCAGCCTACATCGTCCGTGATGTGGCAGTGAAACGATTTAATAAACTGAACTCTGAAGGAGCCAAAGCCGATAGCGAGGAAGGACGTGCTTTTACCTGGGAAGACAATTATTTGTCCGAAGATGATAAGCAGGTCCTTATTTCTCTTGCTACGAAAAGGCGATCTCGAGGAGTCGCGCGTTTTATTTAGGAGGTGATTCTATGATTTATAACCAAAGAGTTATTTTAATCAAAGAAGCTGAGCCTGAAGATGAACTTTTTGGAGACAAAGTTCAAAAAGAAATTGGCCCTCTGCCATGCCAGGAAGGTTCTCTGACGAATGCAGAACAAATGGGGATTTTTGGGAAGTACAACCTTGATAGCTTCAAGCTACACCTTCAAGGAGTTCACACTGGTTTATCAGAGGTTATCTATAAAGGCAGGCGTCGAAGCATCCAAGGCAAGAAACATCACAGAAATAGCACGGTGATTTATTTATGAGTTTAACTTATCGTGTGAAGGGATTGGATAAATTTCTGCGCGAGATACAGAGAAAAGGACGACAAGCCCCTATCGCTGTTGATAGAGAATTGAATCGTTCCAGTCTACGTGTCGAGCGTTTGGCTAAACTGTATGCTCCTTGGGATACGGGTTGGTTAAGCGAAAGCATATACTCGATGCAAGAAAAAATACTTGGTTATCAAGTCATTTCACCTGTTTTTTATTCGATATATGTCGAGTTGGGGACACGAAAAATGGCCGAACAACCTTTCATGGAACCAGCGATGAGAGAGGAATATCCAAAATTGATGAATAACCTTAACAAAATGTTTAGGAAGTAGGTGACGATGAATTCTCCAACAACCGACCTATTAAATAACTTAAGAAATAAATTGGAACCCTTGAATGTTCCAATCCATTTTAAGCTACCTGACGCGTCCGTAGCCGAGCCTTTTTTGGTGATTGGAGGAATTACATCTGACACATCGAAAACGGCGCAGACAGGGCTTATAATCGAAGACAGCACGGTTCAGATTGATATTTACTTACCTGGTAATAAAAATCGAGCGTATGCCGAAGATGTAAAATCGCAGGCTATTCGATTGTTAGGGCACAACACAAGAACTACTTCAACTATATTGATGGATAACTCAATCGGTCGTGAGGTCTATCATATCGCTATAAAGACGACCGAAACGATATTATAAATAAGGAGGTCCTAGCTAAATGACTGAAAAAGGACAAGTAAAAATTACAACCGCAAAACCAATCGTTGGTAAGAAAGTATTCTACTTCATCCAATCAATCCACGCTGAAAAAGGTGAAGGAGCATTACTTCCTGCTTATCGCACAGACGGAACAACTACTCTTGGTGGTGAATACCAGGATGAGCAAACACAACAAGGCCGCTTGCTTGAAAAATCAAGTGACGAGCACTCTATTGAATTAACTCAATACTTTGCTCCAATGGATCCGTCAATTAACGTTGTCTTAGATGCGCAAGCTAAGGGCGAGTCAATTAAGATTTGGCGCGTCATTGTTGATGATAGCGTCAAAACTAAAATTGGAGAAGATCCAAATAAAAAGGATGCTTACCCTGCTAAGTTTGGCTATGCTAAAATCACTGATGATGTCGAATTCAACGATGGAGTAGAAGAGTTTGTCGAGCTTTCATACACTGCTGGTATTGTTGGACGTCTTCAGGATGGTAAATTCCCACTTTCTGCTGAGGAACTGGCTGTGTTGGACAACATCTACGCTTACCAAAACCCAGGCGAAACAACAGGTGACTACGATAACATCCAGCGCTAACCTATCTAAGAAGGGGTGACTGTCCAAGGTCACCTTTTTATTTTGTTTGTAAAAGGAGTATATACACATGGAATTTAATGTTGCAAAAAAAATCGTTGAAATCAAATTTGATTATCGCTTAATGTTCAAGATTGACAAAGATATGGCGACTAAAGATGCAAATGGCCAGTCCGCTGGAAATGGTGTCGGTGCGCTATTTTTCAAAATTGTCAATCGTGATGACCAAGGGATTGTTGATTTGATTCAATATTGTGCAAGTAAAAAAGGTAAAGCAGTATCTGAAGATGAAGCTTTAGCAGCTATTGAAGCACGATTTGAAAAATCGGAAAGTGATGATCCACAGGAAGAACTATTTCAGGAAATTGAAGAAGAAATGGTGCAGTCAGGTTTTTTCAAGAAGAAGATTTTGAAATATATCGAAAGCATGAAACTTGGACAAGAATTGGCACAAACTCAAGCGGAAGCTGGGGATCAAACAGCAGAAGCTCAAGTCAAAGCAATTTCAGAAATTATTGGCAAGATGGAAAACGCGGTATCTTAACAGAGTGCGCCAAGCTCGGTCTTACTGATCAAGAAACTATTTTGTCTTGTAATAAGTGGGAACTTGATGCAATTTTGGAAGGCCTTTACTACAAACAAATTGAAGAGCGTGAAGCTCTTTCAGGTCTAGCTCTTGAACTGAGATATACATTGAATGCCAAAAAAGTTGATGCGAAGAAACTCAGTAAAAAGAGAGACAAGGACAAAGTCCGAAGAGTTTTCCATCCTGATAAAAAGAAAGAAATCAAAAACAAAAACGATTTTGTGGCATTGCTTGAAAAAGCAAATCAGATGTTTGCAAATAGAAATTAGTAATAGAAGGAGGTGGATGTATGAGTTTTGACGGTTCTATATACGCTTATATTGGGGCAGATACTAAAGATTATGAAAAATCAATGAATGAAATCGTATCAAATACAAAAAAAGCGTTCGATGATGCACAAAAAGCTGCGGTCAATAGTTCAAATCAAATGATTCAAAAAATTGGTCAATTGATGAATGAGTTGGCAAGTTCAAATGCTTCAATCGGTCAAAAAATAGGCCAAGGATTTACAGGCGGTTTAAATATCGCTCTGGGCGAAATCCAACGTATTGCATCCAATATTGGGCAGCGTTTGCCAGAGCCCATAAGGAAAGGCTTTTTAAATGCGTATCTGAATATTAAATCAGTTTTAGGGCTGATGAAATCAGACCTTTCCGCTTTAGGAGGGCATGTTAGTAGTGTAGCTGGTAGAATCAATGCAGCATTGGCCAAGGCTTTTCATTTTGATTTAACCAAGGCTATTAAAAGCCCGAAAGCAATGTTTGTTGAGCTAAATGGTGCGGCAGACGCTTTCGCAACAGGTTTTGCTGCTAAAATCCACAAAATCGGAAGTGTTTTTACTAATCTTTCCAGTCACTTACCAGGGCCTTTTAGTAGAGCTTTCGACAGTATCGGTACGTCTCTGGCTGGTTTTGAAGCGCGTGTACTGACAGTAGGTGGTAAAATTACCAGCGCATTAGGGAATCAAGTGCTGAATCCTATTATGCAAAGCTGGTCTAGTCTTTTTACTGGTTTAACAGCTAAAGCGAATAGTTTTGCGGACCGCATAAGCAATACCCTAGGCGGTAAAATTGTCAGCAAAGTCAGCGCCTTGTCAAGTAAAATTTCCAGTGGTCTGGGTAATGCTTTTCAACAAGCAGGTAGTAAAGCTACTAACGCTTTGATGGGGATTGTAAATCACACAAATCAAGCGGCATCTGCTACAAGTAATCTCATCAAGACAGCTCTGGGCATTTCTGCAGCTTATGCAGGATTTAACTTTATCAAGAATGCAATTGGTGGTGCTATTACCAAATCAGCAGACTTTGAAGCACGTATGAGTAGTATCAAAGCGGTTACTGGTTCTAGTGCTGAAACGATGAAGCAGTTCCACGATGCTGCAATTAAAGCGGGCGCTGATACAGCATTTTCTGCTACTGAAGCGGCAGAAGCTATTGAGGAATTGGCGAAAGCTGGGGTATCTACCAAGGACATCTTAAACGGTGGTTTGACAGGTGCCTTAAACTTAGCAACCGCAGGCGAGCTTGACCTGAAAGAAGCGGCAGAAATTGCTTCAACTGCCTTGAACGCGTTCAAACGCGACAACCTCAGTGTGGTAGATGCAGCGAACCAATTAGCAGGCGCAGCAAACGCTTCGGCGACAGATGTGCACGAATTAAAATACGGCCTTTCTGCAGTTGCCCCTGTGGCTAGCGGTCTAGGTCTTTCTTTCAGAGATACAACTAACGCCTTAGCAGTATTCGCACAAAACGGTCTCAAAGGTTCTGATGCCGGTACATCTCTCAAAACAATGTTGATGAATTTGCAGCCACAAACTAAGGCGCAGACGAATATGATGAGAGAGCTCGGGATCATAACTGCTGATGGAGCAAACCAGTTCTTTACTGCAGAAGGCAAAGTAAAATCATTTGCTGAAATCTCCCAAGTTTTAAAAAGTAGCTTAAGCGGTTTAACAGAACAGCAACAACAACAGGCTCTAAAAACAATGTTTGGTACGGATGCTGTGCGTGCTGCAACTATCGCGATGAATGAGGGTGCAGATGGCGCGAACAAAATGCAAGCAGAAATCAGCAAGGTTACTGCTGCGCAGGTTGCTGCCGAAAAGCTTAACAACTTAAAGGGAGCTGTTGAAGGTCTAAGCGGATCGTTTGAAACCTTGCAAATCAAACTTGGGGAATCAGTACTGCCATTATTTACCACAATCGTGAAATATGTGGATAAGCTGGTAGATAAATTCAGTCAATCACAAGGCATTCAAAATTTCACTGATGCAATGGCGAACATCAATCCAGTCTTAGACCATTTCTTGAATGGTACGAAGTTAGCTGATGGTGTCATGGATAAATTCACTAGTTCTATGGCATCAGCTGCACCTATTTTAAGCCTGGTAGGTGGATTGCTAGCTTTTGGTCCTGCTACTAAGGGCTTGACAAAATTGACAGGTATATTAGGTGGCTTAGGTGGTAAGATTGGTGCTTTTGGATCAATTTTAGGGGAGGGTTTTCTTTCAGCAGCTGTAGATGTAGAGCGATTTGCATCCAAACTTAGCGGTTTGCCTGGTGTTTTAGGTAATGCTGCAGCTAGAGGCATTAGCAATCTTAGCATGATGTCGCAAGGCATCGGCTCGGTCATGAGTGTAGCTTTAGCAGCTATCGGCCCCGCTGCAATCCTTGGTCTTGTAGTAGCTGGATTGGGAATCATTAACAATCGATTCGGTGCCCAAATAGACCAGTTATTAAATACAGTAACGACTAAAGGACCTCAAATCATTCAAAATCTTGTGTCAGGCATAACGAGTCAAATTCCTGCTTTGATTGCATCAGGCGCTGATTTGATTGCTAAATTTGCCAGCGCTTTTGCAACTATGTTCCCTGTCTTGGTACAGGCTGGTGTTGATTTGATTGGTAGTTTGGTTCAAGGAGTGGGTCAGAACGCTACATCTCTAATCAGTTCAGCAGTGACTGTGATTGGAACATTTGTACAGTCTATTGCTAGTGCACTTCCGCAGTTACTTGGTATGGGTGTTGAATTGCTAGCAAATCTAGTGCAAGGTGTCCTTAACAATCTTCCGCAAATTTTGCAATCAGCTCAACAGGCCGTTACGACCTTCTTGGCTGGCCTTGGCCAACAAATGCCAAGTATTATTCAGAATGGCATTCAAATCTTACAGAATCTTGTTAATGGTATCATCCAATCATTACCAACGATTCTAAGTATCGCTGTTCAAGTTATCGCATCCTTTATTCAGGGGATTGTATCTAACTTGCCTGCGATTATTAGTGGCGGTATACAGCTGATTGTATCGCTAGTTCAAGGAATCATAAATAATCTTCCACAGATTGCTCAATCTGCTGCCCAAATCATCGGCACATTAGTCACAGGGTTAGCAAGTTCAATTCCTCAACTCATCCGTGGTGGCATTGAGTTAGTTGCAAAACTAGTGGTTGGTTTAGTAGCTGGTTTGCCAAAAATTCTTGAAGCTGGGGCGAATATCATTTTTGAACTAGGTAAGGCGATGTTAACAGCCGTTCCTGAAGCAATCAGTGGAGTAGTCTCAGCTGTAGGAGATTTCTTCGGTGGTATGTGGGATTTTGTTACTGGAAAAACAACCGAAGGAAGCGAAGTTGTTAAGGCTAAGACGACGGAAATGTCGGATCATGTTTCTGCTAAAACAACAGAAATGTCAACAAATGCAACCTTGCAAGCGCAAACCATGCAAACGAATGTCGGTCTTTCTATGGATGCAATGAACCTTGATACTCAAACCAAGGTTAATACTATGAGTACAAATGTCGATACAAGTATGCAAGGTCTTGCAGCAACTGCAGGTGTCAACATGCAGATGTTTAGTAGTAATGTGTCTACTAATATGCAACAAGCCCAAACGACTGCAACGACAGAGTCAGCTACCATGAATGCGAATGTGTCAAGTAATTTGAGCGGGTTAAATACAAGTGCCAGCTCTTATTTACAAGCTCTTCAAGTAGACTCAAATACTGCATTCCAGACTGTTCAAAGTAATGCAAGTGCTATTTCTAGTAGTACAGCTGCTACTGTTTCAGGTAATTATAGCACCATGAGTGGAAATGCGACAGGCTCAGCGAATAGCATGCAAGGTTCCACCACCTCGGCATTTTCTACTATGCAGTCTAATGCTGAAAGTAGCTCTCAAGCGGTTGCGAATGCTGTCACAAGTAACTTTAAGAATGCCGAAACTGCTGCGACAAACGCCATGAACGGTGTTTCTAAGGCAGTCACAGATGGCATGAATAAAGTTGACCAAGCTGTTACTTCAGGCGGGAACAAGATGGCCCAGACATTTGATAGCGCTCTGAATAAGGTCAAGAGTTATGTCCAACAAGATATGTCTGCCGTCTCATCTGCTTTTAATAGCGGAATGAATCAAGCTATCAGCGTTTCATCTTCTGCAAATAGTCAGATTGTGGCTATTTTCAATACATTGGCTAGTCATCTGTACTCTGTTGGTGTTCATGCTGGTTCAGGTCTCTATAATGGATTAGCAAGCATGGCAGGTAGTCTTTACTCACTTGCATATTCAATCGCTTCTAATATCGCAAGCGTGATGCGTTCTGCTCTGGATATCCATTCTCCTTCTCGAGTGATGAAATCTATTGGTGGATTCACAGGCGAGGGGATGTATATCGGTATGTCTGATTGGGTGCGCAGAATCAATGGTGTTGCGAAACAGTATGCGATGGCGATTACAGACCAAAGTTATGGCGTTGATAGCTTGATCACAACTTCGGCCAGTGTGAATAATACTGGTCTGAAATCAAGCTTGGAAAATCTAAGCGATGATGTGAAGAATTCTCAATTATCAAACGCCAAATTTGAAATCCATAACGAAATTGTGGGTGACAAGATCTATACGTCTGTTAAAGAGCGAGAAGCTCGTGACCGTATCAAAGACGATTACTTTGTCTACGAATAGAAAGGCTACAAAATGGATTTACTGATTACACATGCTAACGCTGAGATTAAATTGTCTCAGCTAGGCATTTATAACATTAAAATTGATGATAGTACGCCTTCTATTGAGGTAGATAGGCGAACAGTTAAGGGGCGCAGTGGTTATATCCACGATGGGGTTACCCTGCGTCAAAAAACAATAAAAGTTTCTGGAAGGCTGGCAGTTGCTAGCCTTTCTGCATTTATGGAAAAACAAGATGAGCTTGCAGGTTGGTTGTATGGTGATGAGCCTTATTTCATCACTAAAATGCACCCAGTACAAGATGACTTGTACGGATTTGAACTACCGGGAGCGAAAACAGGAGATTTGAACCTTTTAGATATTCCTCACACTGCTTGGAAGTATCGATACAAGGTGCACATCAGTAACGAAATTGACTATAGCTTTATTGGCAAATCAGCAGCGGGTTTGAAATATAATATTTCTTTTGAACTGATAACTGCTGAGCTACCGTTTGGCGAAACAGCTCCTCGAGACATTGTTTTGACCGGTGGAGTCATTCCGTACAGGGGCACAGCAGCTCTTAGTCAGCTAGAGGTGCCTTATATAGTTGAATTAACCGCAAGCGCTAGCCAAATAAACTTTTTTTTGGAGATTGACGGAAGGCGCTGGATCTATAATCATGCTTCGACACCGATTAAAGAAGGTGACAAATTGCGCTTGTCCGGTGTCGAAAATGTAATTTACAAAGGTATGGCATTGCCAGATTTGAACATCAATATTCGAACAAATTATGAATATTTTGTCATTCGTCCAAATCCGCAGAAGCAAGTTCGTTATTCCACTGATTTTAGGGGGACAATCAAAATTTTAGGTTTTAAAGAGTTATACAAGTAAGGAGGTGATAGATTGATTACATTTGTCGATGAAAAAGGCACAGAGCATAGCGCTCTAGTTGCTTACTCTGTAACTAATGCGGTCAATGGTGAATTGTCTGTGAAGGGCACAATCTATACCAACGATAAAATCTTGCACGGTATAGGTCGAGGCTGGCGTTTTCGTTTAGATGATGAGTATTATCGTATTACTTACGCAAAACCTAACGACACAGGGAGACAGATTGAGGTCGAATTCGATGCAGTTCATCAGTTCTTCTACGACATGTCAAAATCCATGGTCTACACCACTTTGAATGGCTCAAAGCCGTTTGAAACATATCTACAAGCGGTTTTTTCAAATAGTGACTATACGTATAATCTAGAAACGACGGTAGGCTCTATTCGAAAAGAGAATTTCGGAAATAAGTCTCGACTATCGCTTTTCAACGATATCATCAAGACTGCTGGACTTGAATTTTCTGTCCGTGGTCATGTGGTCCGAATCTTAAAACGAATCGGAACAGATCTATCAACAATTGTTCGTAAAGACTTTAATATGAACGAGCTGAAAATAGAAAAAGATATCAATAGCTTTGTAACCTATCAACGTGGCCTCGGGGCTTGGAAAGACGACGAGGATCACTCAAAAGGTCGTTACGAAACATCATACGAAAGCCCACTATCTGCTATTTACGGACGAATTGAGGCAGACCCTGTTGTAGATGAGCGCTACAAAGATACAGGGAAGTTGTTGGAAAGATTGAAAGAAAATGTGGATAAGTCGTACAAGGTTTCTGTCGAAATCGATATGGAAGACTTATCACAAGCTGGCTATCGAATCAGTCGCCCGAATCCGGGCGATTACATTATGGCCATTAACGAAACCTTAGGATTTCGTCAAAAAGTTCGTATTGTATCGTTTACTAGTGAATATGATGTAGGTGGTAAACTAATTAGTCGAAAGGTTGTCTGTAATGATATTGGAACGGTTCAGCGTGCAACAAGTGAAATTAGTCATTTATCACGTACGCTAACTGATTCAATAGAAGGAAGCGAACGTGCCTTAAAAACAGCCACAAGAGCTTTAGTGTCTGCAGATGGGAAAAACACAAACTACTTTGAAGATGTAAAACCCTTAGATGTGCCAAAAGGGACATTGAGAAAAGGCGATCGTTTATTTTTGACCGTCGGAGACAAAAAACAACTGTACTTTTGGAATGGTGCAGAATGGGAGCTTGAACCAACAGAATTCGACCACGAGAAATTCGATATGGAATTCAATCGAAAATCTCAAGAAATTAAAAAAGTTATCCAAGAAAATAGGCAAAAAGCTGAAGAAGCCTTGCGAAACGCTGGCGCAAGTAGCTTACTCGCTCAGGAAGCCAAGCGGATTGGGTTGGACTCCATCGCTAGACTTGAAGATTTTAAGAGACAGACTATGAGCGCACAGACGGCTCTGTCGGGTGATTTGGACGCCTTGAAACGTACTGTCACAAGTGAGGTCAATCAAGCTTCAGAATATCGCAGAACGACCACAGAGGCCCTTAGTCGAATGACTGGCCAGATGAATGGATTTGCGACGAAATCAGAGGTTAAGCAAGGCATTGATGGGCTGACGCAAACCTTCGCTAAGATGAAGGTCGGGGGACGGAATTATGCTGAAGACTACGACTTTTCAAGAGGTCTCTGGGTTTACTCTCAAGGAGATGGTAGCCCGATTGACTGGAAAATCACAAATGGTGAATACAATGTAAAAGGTACGACTAACACTTGGAAGCAGATGCAAATTCAATCTAAAGAAGGTAGTCGTTCTTCGTGGAAGGGTTCGACATCTCTTCTCGATTTAGAAGTCGGCGAAACTTACACACTTTCGTTTCAAGGAATTTGCTACTCTGGCTCTTCAAGTGTTTGGCTGTCATTAAGAGCCAATCGAACAGCACCTAGCAATCCTGAAATCATGTATGGCAATTTCAACCTCACGTCTAGCTGGCAGACTTATCAAGTCACTATACCAGCATTGACCAAGCCTGAAAATTTTGATTTCTGGCGAATTATTCTTGGTTATAACGAGATTGGCCATGTAGCCTTTCGCAAGGTCGAATTGACCAGAAGTTCGACTCGTATAGATGCAGGTCCTGCTCCTGAAGATGGCAAGACAGACCTTGTCGTTGCCAAGTCTGAATTTCAGAAAACGGCTGACGGACTATCTGCTAAATTGGCGACGGTTGAGAACTATGTCGGACAAGATGGTCAGCGACAAGAAGCATTGAGAAGATACACTCGAGAAGAGAGCGCTAAGCAAGCGACTTCTGTCCGTGAGCTAGTCACAAGGGACTACGTTGGTAAATCGGCTTATCAGGAGGATGTAAGAGGCATTGAGCGTAGGCTTGAAGCTATTACCAACCCACAAAATGGCTCGATTGCCACTCAGATTGCCAAATACAAAACAGCAGTAGACGGACGATTCGCAGATATCACCTCAATGATTGCTGGTAAGGCTAACCAAGTCGATTTCCAGCGAGTAAGAGAGACCAGCCAGCTCTATGAGCGTATTCTAGGCAATACTGAAAATGGAATTGCGGATAAGGTTGCTCGTATGGCTATGACCAATCAGCTGTTCCAAGTTGAAGTTGGCAAGGCTTTTGCGGATCACCAAAATTTATTTTTGACCTCAACGCTCACCAAAGGATTTTTAGGAAATAATGGAATCATTTACGTAGCGAATGCTACACAAAAGGAGGTTACATCCGATTTCATTTCAGTGGATCCAAATGAAAAAATTATTTTTCAGCATTGGGTAACTCTTCCTGAGAATGGAATGGCATGGACAGCTTGGCAATTTTTTGATAAAAACAAA